ATCTACGACGATTCAAACCTAGTCAAAATCCAATCCATGTTGAGGGAATCCCACACAGGGCTTTCAATTGCATTCAAAGACACCAGGCAACCAAAGCTGGTTAACGGGGTGGTTTCCAGGGTGCAGGTATTCGTTGGGCATGTTGCTGCAACACCAGTGCCCACATATGCAGGTGCAGGGATCACAGCAATCAGGGCTGCTGATGACAGCCAGGAAGCCCCCAGGCCGGCCCTGGATGCTGTCAGGGCCTGGCTGGCCAGTCAGCAGCCCAACGGGGCACCTGGGGGCCTGTAGGCATGTCTCAGGGCTGGTTGGCATATGAAGCCCTGTGGATGCTGCTGGCATCCAGGGTGCCCCGTAGGAACAGGGCCTATCGGGAAAGACTGAGGGAACTTTTCCGTAGGCATTTTGATGGCTTTGGTGATAAGTCACCCCTGGATGCAATTGATCGTTCAGACTGATGGGCAGCATTTACCTGAAAGAAATGGCCAACTGGCTAAGGGGTGCTGGCCTGCAAGTCATTGAATATGCAGGCTGGCAAACCAGGGCACGGGGTTCAGGTGGATATGAAACCAACCCTCTCTGTGTTATGTGGCATCACACTGCCAGTCCACCTTCATGGGATGGGCAGAAAGATGCTGACTACTGTGCAGTTGGTGACGAAGATGCCCCTGTGTCAAATCTCTACATTGATAGGTCTGGCACTGTTTGGGTATTGGCTGCTGGTGCCAGCAATACTAATGGCCAGGGCAAAAGCATCACATTCAGCAGGGGTACTGTTCCGGCTGATGGTATGAATTCCAGGGCAGTTGGTGTGGAAATGGGCAATGATGGCCTGGGTGAAAGATGGCCTATTGCCCAAATCAATTCAGCCTTTGTGGTTTCTAACACAATCAATTCCCATCTAGGGAACCAGCCTGACGATATTTCAACACACCAGTTTTATGCACCTGACAGGAAGATTGACCCAGCTACAACCAATGTGGAAGGTCCCTGGCAACCTAAGTCCTGCACCAGTTCTGGCAGTTGGGATAGGGGAAGTGTCCAGGATGAATGCAAAGCCAGGGCTGGGCACTTTCCTCCACAACCATTACCAAAGGACAATGAAATGGCATCAGTTATTAAGGGTGATGGTAGCGATACTTATTGGGCCTGGAATGGTGTGAAGCTTTCTGGAATTCCCAGTTTGGAATGGGTGGCCTGGGGTGTTGAGAATGGGCACTATACCAATAGTGACCCCATTGTGTACCCACAGGGATTCATTGATGATTTGGTTGAGGCTCAGGGTTAGAAGTGGATGAATGGGCACCTTACACACTTGCTGGTGTTTTCATCATTGGAAGTGTTTTGGGGTTCATTGCAGCAGTAAGGGTATTCAGGCTAGTTCTGGAATACCTGAGAGATAGAGAGAATTCACATAGCGATTGACCCTGGTGGACCAGGGTGGTACACAGGGGACAGGAAGCACCCTGCAAGCTTGCTAGCAGCACCCCAATGGGAACAATTGGCACCCTGTTAGTCAGTGACCAGCACCCTTCATGTTGTAGTCCAAACGGATTCCATGAAAGGAAATCATGGCCATTGACAATATGGTCCAGCGTCTCATTAAGGAACGTGATGGGAAGCTGGCGCTAATTGACCAGATTGCGTCAGTTGCTGACGATAACGGTCGGGACCTTTACGACACTGAGAATGAAACCATTGGGCAGGCCCAGGAACGGGTTCGTTCACTGAATGGTCAAATTGACCGGCTGACCCAGGACCTGGAACTTTCACAAAACGCTAAGTCCAGGATTCGCACTCTTGACCCCAGCATCATTGCTGCCGATTTCACCTATCGTTCAGCAGGTGAATATTTCTGGGACCTGATTCACAGGAATGATGACCCTGATGCCCATATGCGACTTGGAAAGTTCCATGCCAGGGCTGCGGAACACATGGGTTATGACAAGGCAAATACTGTTCCTGTTGCTGGTGGATTCAATGGGCTGACCACTGTTCCCAGCCTGGGACCTGTGCTGGACCCTTACCCGGCTAATCGTCCACTGTTCACTGCCCTGGGTGCTAAGACGATTACCAGTCTGGAATTCCGTCGGCCCCGTATTGTAGACCCCAATTTCTCAACTGGTGTTGGACCTGTTGCACAGGAGAAATTGGAAATGCCCTCAAAGGCCTGGGATATCCTTTCGGATACCCTGGTCGCTGAACGGGTTGGTGGCTACATTAACGTTTCCGGCGTTCTAGAGGAAATGGTCGCTGGTTCACTTGACATGATTGTCAGTCATATGAATAAGCGTGTGGCTGCATTGTCTGAAGCCAGGGTCGTTGCTGAAGTTGGTGAAACTGGTGCCACTGTTCCCCTTGCTGCAACTGCAACCAGTGCTGACATTCTGAATGCCATTGGGCAGGCAGTTACTCTGGTTGTGCAGAACACCCAGCAACTGCCTCAGTGGATTGCTATGGGTCCGATGGGTTGGGGCCGGCTGATTGGTACCAGCGATTTGGCTGGACGTCCCATCCTTCCCCCTGTTGGTCCTGTGAATGCTCTGGGCACTGGTGATGCCAGTTCCTATTCAGCCACGATTGCTGGACTTCGGGTTATCGTCACCCCTGCTATTACCACTGCTGATTTGTATGTGGGCAATAACTACGGGCTGGAAGTTTATGAGCGTCCCATGCCCATGATGCAGGTTCTGGAGCCCAGCGTTTATGGTAGGCAGGTTGGTGTTGCAACCTTCCTGGCTTTCTATCATCCACCCAGCCAGGAAGCTGGGCCTGGCAATACCCCACCGGCTGAATACAATTCAATTGTGAAGATTGCGTGGGCTGCTACCACTGCTGCTGCTGCTGCCAATTCCCTGGGGGCTGGACCCCGTAAGTAATGTCCAATTACTACGACACCAGTTATCCACCCAGTTTATGGGATGGTGGAACACCCCCAGTAATTCCAGCCACTGGGGCTACTGCTGGAATCCCAGGAACCTTCACCCCTGCTGGTAGTCAGGCCCCTGCATCAGTTGCTGCCATGACTGGAATCACTGCCAGTCCAGCCACTGCTTGGACAGTGGGTCAATACGTGCAAACTGGTAGTGGCCAAACCTATTGGAATGGCACTGGCTGGGTTGCTGGGGCTGCCCCTGTGCTGGACCAGCCAGCGACACAGGCCAGCAGCCCCGTACAGGCCCCCACAGGCCCCCAGGACAGCCCCAGGGCACCTGGGGGCACTGGGACAGCCCCCAGGGCACCTGAAGCCCCTGAGGGTCGCTGAGGCAATGGGGGTGCCCTGGGCCTGCCCGCACCTAGGGCACCCCCTTCCCTTAGGGATTGGAATTCATCATGTATGTCCAGGCAACTGAACTAGCAAAGCAATTGGGGAAACCCAATTTGGTGGACCCTGAATTGGATAACTGCTGTCAGGAAGCATCAGACCTCATTGATGATTGGACTGGTTGGGAACTGGGGCATTTTGATATCCCAGCACCCCCAGCAGGTATTCACAGGGTGGCCCTGTCATTGGCAGTTGATTTGTGGAAGCAGCCCGATGCCACTTTCGGGATTGCTGGCATTGGTGAAACTGGGCCTGTGAGAATTGCCAGGGATTTGGTGGCACGATATGAAAGCCTGCTGATTTCATACTACAACCCTGTTAACGGATGGGGTGTGGCATGAAGCTGGAAACAGTTAGGGAAACCCTGTATTCAATTCTTAGGGCAAACCTTGCTGATGATGTGGCAGTGGTTGATTCCATTCCAGATTCAGTGGCACCCCCTTCAGTGTTCATTAGTTGGGCTGACCCATGGGTTAGCCCTTCCACGTTCTGTGACTACACAGTCAATATCAATGTGATTGTGGTTGCCCAGCGAATAGAACCTGGGGGTCAGTATGGAATTCTGGAAGGTCTGGTTTCCATCATCATGCCTGCCCTGAAATCAGGAAGTGAATTCCTGGTGAAAGACGCTAGTTCCCCTTACCCAATCACATTGGGTGGTGTGAATTACCTTGCCTGTTCTGTAAACCTATCCTGTGAAATTGGAGATTGAAAATGGCTGCTAGGCCCGTCAAGCTGGTTGACCCAGTAATCACCCTGACTGGTTCAGG